CGTTCAAGCCACCCTTGGGGTTCTTGCCAGCTTTGCGTTGCCATGCTGGTGTCTTAGCCATCTGCCAATGCTCTCATGCGATCTACCAAACGTCTAGCCCTGTTGGGAACCTGTGTGTACCACCGCGAGTCTACCATCTCATCTGCCGCCTTGTCCCAATCCCTTGCGTCAACGCCAGCCTTCATGCCCTTGAACTTGGACAGCCGGGGCCGACCCATGTTGAACATCATGTTAGCTATGATATGCTGACACTCCTCTGGCAAATCGTCAAAGTCAGGGTACAATACTTTGCACTCATCTATTGTCACAGACATATCCAGTGCAAACAATTTCTTAACACGCTCTTGCTCAACTGTTGTTCCAACAGGTTTGCCATGCTCCTCATCATTTTCAGTGATTAGATGACCAATGCCGCAAGTGGGCAAGCCAAGGTGATCTAAATACACCTCGTACTTACAGCCCTCATCTTCGGCTATCTCTTCTCTAAGTCTATCTTTGTTCATTTCTTTTTCTTCGCTGCTGGTTTTTTCTTTTTCTTGCCACCTCGTAGCAAGTCTGAGTCAGCCTTCCTTGCTCCGCCCTTGCCGGATACAAAAGACTTGACCCTTCCCATAGCCCAAGCATGAGCAGATGTCTTTGGCCTAGAGCCTGATGAATAGTAAGCACCCAGTCCACGTTTGTAGACCTTATCAAGAGTTGCTTTGGAATACCGTGACGCACCTGAGATGCTTGCAAACCTAGACATTATCCACGACTCCTCTGCTTGCTAATCCTATCCATCATAGCTGGTGTGAGCTTGCCTTGTCTATACAGTTTGGCAGTGCGCTTAATCTCTGCCTCTCGTTTCTTAGGGTTTTTTGCCCCACGCACATATTTCTTTGGTACACCGCCTTTTGTTTTAGGAACCTTTGCAAACTTACGTTTCATCGTTTTTTCCTTTTGGCTTGCTTAAAATTCTTCTTGGTTGGCGCACCCTTTTGACCGGGCTTACGCATCTTCTCGCCACTGCCAGCCGATATTCTTTTGCGTTTAGCATGGATGTTTCTATACAAACTCATTTCGTCAAACCCCTCTGCTTTTCGTATGTCCTGAGTCCACCAATCCCGAGCATACCGCCAAGGACTGTAAGCAACGTACCCATATCAAACTCAGGCAACTCTGGTAATTCATATCCAGCAAATGATGCTCCAAATATAATCAAGTCTTTAACTATAAAATGGTACGCGAAAGCAAAAGCGCACACCCAGCCCACAGCAGGACGCCAGCCGCCCTTGAATATGCTACCGCTAGCCGCCTCTGCTTTATTTATTTCTAACTGAGCAAGCAACGCTTCCTGTGCGTGTTTCTCACTCATGGTAGCAATTTCGTGTGCTAGCTTTGCCTTCTGGTCTTTGTCTTCAATAAACTTATCAAGAAGACCTGATACTGGGCCAATCAATGCTTGTATCATTCTATTATCCTCACAATATAATTTGAACCATCATCATTCTTTTCAATCACAACTGTTTTGTTTTCGCAAGCGTACCTGACCGATGTTGATTTCTTGTAAAGGTTTCTTTCTATTTTACGTTTGGTCTTGAGACATTTTGATATTTTCTCAAATGCGGTATGCTCTGCAATATCACCGCCCATATAGAGTATCAGTGTAATTGTTTCAGTTACCACGTTGTCCGTTCCTCATTTTTTCTATCTGTTCTTCAATATTTGTTAGTCTCTTTTCATAAAAATCTAATGTCAACTTCTGTTGTTGATCGTGTGGCGCACGACCTTCATCTATTTGCTCTTGCAATTTAGCAAGTTGCTCTGACAGATGCTCTATTAACATAAACTGCTCAGAGTCAGCCGGTAGACTCCCAGCCTCACCTCTCGGCCATTTAATACGAAATTCTGTGTTCTGTTCTAAATCTGCTTCAATCAAAATAATTGTATTCTCTATGCTGTTTAATCTTTCTATAATACCAAAGTAAGCCCAAGTACCAATCGCTGCCCCAACTACCATCGCAATCAAATTGCGGATAGGCATAGATAGTTCAGTGTTTTCGTTTAACTTAGTAGCCATTACTCAACACCCATGACTTGTGATAAACCAAACACCTCCAAAATCATAAATGTAAAAAACAACAACAAAATACCACCAGCAATCAACTTACCAGAAAAATTTGTACTACCTATTTTAATTGCCACAAACTCATTGCCCAATATTCGCAACACCAATTCAAAACTATTTTCACCTAGTGTTACAGATATTGGTTTTTTCTTTTCATCAGTCATAACTAATCCTTCTTGTGTTCATGCCCCATCCAGATGCCAAACACACCTGTCATCACCCCCATTACAACACTGACAAAAGCTGACTGTGATGCTGTCGGATCATCAAGAGACATAAACCATTCCGCACAACGCCAAGACATTACAGTGCTAGCCAACATCATAAAGCGTGGTAGGACTTTCCATCTTAAAAACTGTTCTACTGTAATCATACCGTTCACCCTCGACACTACGAGCTATTGTCATAAACATCACAGCGAAAAGAAAAATCGCTACCAAGAGTACACAGAAGATAATTGCACACGTTTTAATTGTCTCTGATATTTCTTGTTGCCTACGAGCCGCTTCAACTTGCGCTTTCTTAACCGCTTCCTTTTGTTCCCGGAGTTTCTGATTATGATGATTTAGAATCTCTTGCCATGTGCTTGGTTGATCCGCTGGTTTAGGCCAACGCATATTAATCATCGTAGCAATTTCTTGCATTTGCTCATTAAGTTTTTTAGCTTCAAGAACTGCATCAATTGAACTACGGATGTTGATGTCACCAACACCAGCTTGTTTATTACGTTCTTCATTGAGCTTTTTTTGCGCTGAGAATAACGTACCGATTTGGTCTGAAATATCTGCAACAGATTGAACATCATTGATACGAGCCTTGATAAAGCCTATGGCATTTGATGCCGCAGTGACCGCAGCTATAGCTGTGGTTATCGGTTCCATTAGATAGCATCAGGCCAGTCAGCGATTGGCGCATTACCAGTTGGGTTGCCATCACTGTCAACAGGCGTGTCGTACAACGCCATAAACTTGGCATGAGTTTTCACTGCATTGATTGATGCTTCAATGTTTGCACAAGCCGTGCGTACAGCGTCACGATAAGTTGTTACATCTGATGGTATCGCCGTGGACTTTTCGCTTTTGCGTGTAACGTACCAATCATACGGAGCAAGCTGACTAGCCGCTTGAGCTTTTGCTAGGGCTATAGCCTTGGATTTCAAACCAAGCGTAACAAGTTGTTTCCCATCTGGGCCTGTTACTGCTTTGCCATCCTCATCTACCTGATCAACATCTGTGAGCGACCTAGGAATCAGTTTGCCATCAGCATCACGCCCCCAGTAGAAGCGGTTATCGTGTGCAGCAACCTCATCTTCCCATGTAAGACCAATTGCAGCTTTTTCATCTGCGCTTAGATTGTTCCACACCGCAGGGTATTGTGTGCCGTTATTATCCGTCCACGCTTTACCTACCCTAATTATCCTTCCGCTATATTTCCACGGCATAACTAACTCCTATCGTGCATTACTAAATTTGAAAGGCTGGTCAGCAAAACAGAGGTATATGTAGGTTGCGGCATGGTTTGTTGTGCTTCCATTCTCTCTTAATTTGAAACCATTAGATAGAAAATCAACTTTATCTAAACCAACACCTTCATCATTACTACCTTCAGCAATCAACCTATTTTCTACAGGATTATCAATATCTCTTTTGTTGTCTAACAAATACCAACTTGTTCCAGCCCCACTAGCTTTCTTAATCATAATCCAAGCTGGCCTGAATCCTGTGTAGACAAACGTGCCATCTGCATTTCCGTTTCCAACGTAGCTACCATGTTTTGAGTAACCCACAATGTCTGTAAAACAATATGCTATATATTTTTCAGATGAAGCATTTACGCTTCCACCTGTGTTAACAGTAAACACTGTGGAGGTAGGCGCAGTGTTATTAAACACACTTGTTGAAGCACCAAAAGCGGAAGTCTCATTGAGGGACAAATATCCTGTTGCGGGACTTGCGTTTTGACCTTGATGATAAACAATCCATTTATCGCCTTGATCGCGGTTTTTTATAATAATCGCAGTTGGTGTTGCCCCTAGTCCATGAGCTACAGTTCCCGCAGACCCTATTCCAGTCCAACTTATAATACTAAACCCAGCCGTTGTATTTACCTGACCTTCGCTGTCAATCGTGCCAACGCTTGTCGCACTTGCATCGTTGCTGAACGCTGTTCCGGCAAGCCAGTTCCAAGCAACATAAGTTTGTGCGGCATTTGTTCTGTTTGAACTTGCAGCCGAAACAGTAAAACCATCTGAATCAAAACTATTCATATGGCTTCCAGTAGCTTCCGCGTTAGTTACATCAGAAGAAATATATTCTCCAGCCCCTCGCACAGTATCGTATATCATGTGGCTGTAAGTATCTGCTCGATTTTTAATCCAGAGCCAGTCTGGGCTGAAACCAACACCACTAATTGCATGATTGCTACCAGCATTGCCAGTATAAAGCACCGTATTAAAATTCTCAGTGCCATCAATAATGTCTACGTCTGGCAAATTCTGAGAACAGAGAGCAAGGAACCCACTTGGCGGTGCGTAGGCAAAGCTGCCGTGACCGTTACCATCTGCGTTGGCGTTGGCTGTAGCTACTGCACCAGCAAAACTACTGTCTTGTCCAAAGTTTGCGGTAAAATCAGGGCTATGTCCTCCGCTACCAGACGAAACAGCAAACCCCATCTGTTCACCAGCCGTAAATGTCAATGATGGATTGTTTCCAGTAGCAGGATCACCACTTGCCATCCAAGTATTATTTATTCCAAACCACAATTTACCATTGTCGTTGTCCAAAGCTATTTGAAAAATGTTGCCAGCCGCAACAGCGCTTCCATAGCTTGCAACAGCCCCTTCCTTGTATGTTCTTCCATCGCCCAGAAAAGCAAATGTGCCAGCGACGCCACCTAAATCTTTACCGACACCATCAGCAGTCACCACTCCAATCCGAACGTATGTATTTGAACCAGCCAAATCGTTAACTAAAATTTCGCCATACCATTTTCCGCTTGGTGCAAGTAGTGTTGATGGAATAGCCGCTGTCGAATTGTCGCAATCAACTCTTAGGTTTCCATCGCTTAAATTATGTGTTGTGACTAAGCTGTTAAACGTGGCAAAGTTATTCGTGGGCACATCAGGCACACTATCCCGATAGTCTAGGTTCACAGGTGTCCAGTGATTGCCGTTGGTGGTTATATCTTTAAAAAACGCTGATTCTCTTGTGTCGGCAAAGGCCATGTAGACGTATGTGCCTCCTGAGGCGTTGCGTTGACTATCGCTTGTTCGCAAAGTAAAGCCATCAGCGTCAAAATCTATATCATAAGCTGAATTATCATATTCTTCATCGGATAGGTTTGCCCATACATTTTTTCGGCGTGGATCAACTGTGCTTCGAGTGTTGTCATATATAGCCCAATTTGATGTGTCGTCAGTGCGCTTCACCATCAACCAAGCTGGCTCGAACCCTAGACCAGTTACGGCTTTTCCCGATGACCCAGTGCCGCTGTATGTACCAAATTTACTGTAGCCAGAAATTTCTGCCCAACAATACATTACCATACTGTCTCTATTCACATATTCATAAGTTCCAATATTGACAACTGTGCTTGAAGGGCTATCTGGCCAAATGATGCTACTTGATGTGTTTGCGGCACTACTATCAAGCCTAAGATAAGAGCCACCACCACTATTCGCACTTTCATGGTACACAGGCCATTCAGTTGTTGAATCTCTGTTCTTTGCAACGATCCATTTTGGCGCAGAAGACAGGCCATGAGCTACTGAGCCAGCCGTCTCTGTACCCTCAAAAGTTACAATAGAAAAACCTCTGGCTGTGTTAGCTGATATTCTAGTTGCTGGTATTGTGCCAGCCAACGCAGAACCAAGATTGCTACCATCTATTTTTACAGAACCCGCTGTGGGAGTAGCCCCTGCACCAGCAGAGTTGTCTGCCGTCGGTGTGCCGCCAGCTTCCCAGCACCAAGCAACCATTTTATTACCGTCAGTTGTAACATTCCCTGAAGTGCCTAGTGAAAATCCATCCGCATCAAACGAAATCATTTCATCGCTGACTGTATATTCAGCGTTAGTTAAATTAGAATATATTTTTTTGTTAGAACCACGAAGAACATCAAACCAAAGATGAGCATCTGCATCCGTCCGTTCTTTCAGCCACACCAACGCTGGTGAAAAACCAAGTCCTGATATAGATTGTGCTGCGCCTGTTCCAGTAAAGGCAGCAGTATTGAACCCCTCAGAAACAACATCATCCTTAAAAGTAAGGTGAAAACCATTGGTTCCGAATGTTAAACCAGATGTATCTTTTGGCGTCCAGATGCCGTTCTTAGTCTCGCCAAAGCTAGAAGCATCTAAGGCTGTTCCGTCAATAAAATTGACCTCTGCTATATACCCGTTAAAAGGGTCTGCTCCTCCATCTCTTGAACCGATATAATGTTCTACGTTGTTATTGATACCATAGTCCTGATTTGATGGGCTAGGAGCCGTTGACCAAGAAGTAACTTCAACTCCATTTACATATAAATCTGCGTTTGTATTTGCAGCATCCCATTTCAGAACGATGTTATACCAAGCAGATGTGTCTCGGAATAACTGAGTAGTTCTGAAAAAAGTGGAGGACGAACCTTGTGCGCCAAGTTGGTCACCACCACTAAAAAACATTTCAAATAACGTAGTATCTGATGATCCATCTGATGCAAATATTCCCTGAGTTGCACCAAGCTTGCTACGTTTAACCCAAGCACTCCAAGTCCAAGTTTTGCGATTACCAGCAGACGCAGGAGTTCTTTTTAGGTACTGAGCATCGTCTCCATTGAACTTCAATGACTGGTCAAGCAGTAAATTGTAAAAGCCTGTTGACTGTTCTCCAGCACCAACTGATTTTATCAAAGACATACTAAAATCCTACGTTAAGATGGCTGAACCGCTGACTAGGATAGTGTTATTGCCAGATGCTGCGCTGCAATAGTAAGCTAGATGATATGTGCCAGTGGCTGAGATGGCTGTTAGCACATCAGCGTTTATGGCTACGTCAGCGTGAGCCGCAATGGTATGATTGCCACCATTCACAAACATGATGTTGCCAGACTGCCCAGCCGCTGCATTTGTAAACGTCAGCGTTAGACCGCCAGCCGTGGTGCATTTGAAATCGTTGCCAGCACTTAGATCAAAGCTACCATCATTGTCTGTAACAACATGCCCGACAGCTCTGCTTGATACTGTAACGCCAGCAAGAGTTTTATTGCTAAGTGTATCGGCTGAAACCAAAGATACCAACGTTGAATTAGCACCCGCTGGCAGCAACATTGTATTTGTTACCCCTGCGCTATGTGGTTGCGCTTTGAGTGTTTGACCGTGTGAATTATCTTCACAGTTAAAAACAATAGTGCCGGAGTTTGTGTTGCCTCGCACAACGACCGTACCAGTGCCATGCGGAGCAAGATCTATCGTGGCGTTTGAGGTGGTCACAATATCTTGACCATTCATATCAAGATCGCCACCAAGTTGCGGCGTTGTATCGTCAATCACATTTGTTAGTGACCCAGCACCATCAGCACCAGAATAATTAAAATCAACACGGATGCCATCAGCGTTGCTAAAAGACCCATTGGACGCAAGATGCCCGACAGGAACCTTAGAATATCCTGATGCGTTTGTGACTGCGCCTGTTACCTTAAACAGCGCAAAGGTAGCTGGTGTGCCTTCTTTCTCAATGCTAATTATGCCTCTGGCTGTGGCATTGCTTATGTCATCAAAGCTCTGCACAAATGTAGATATGGTTGCGCCATTGTCATCCACATCATCAAAGTACATTTCAGTCACAGATGCGATAGTGCCGTTGTTTAGTGCCAGTTTGCCAGCACCGGGGTCAGCATCTGAGGTGCTGTTGCTAAATGTAAGCTGCATACCAGCAGAGTTGCCTGTTGCGCCAGTGTTACCTGTCACAAGCCCAAAGGCCAAGGCAAGCGCACCAGATGAAGCTGTATAGG